ATGCGTGAGCTTATGCATCATATCATGCAGAATACAGAGGCCAACATAGGTGTGCTTGCCCTTGAAGAAAGCACAAAGAACACTGCCTTCAACATCATGAGCGTCGAGGCGAATGCTAGACTGTACATCAAAGAGATACGTGAGCAGTACACACCAGAGCAACTCAAGGTATGGCAGGATGCTACACTTGGAAGTGGCAGGTTCTTTGCCTTCGATCACTTTGGCAGCATTGAGAACGATGAGATACTAGATCGTGTGCGTTACATGGCAAAGGCACTTGATTGCAAGTGGGTTATCCTTGACCACCTATCTATCCTGGTATCAGGTCAGGAGGACAATGGCGACGAGCGTAAGTCTATTGACATACTAATGACCAAGCTACGCTCACTTGTTGAGGAGACTAACATAGGACTGCTACTTGTCAGCCATCTACGTAGACCTGGAGGTGATCGTGGTCATGAGGATGGACGTGAGGTATCTCTCTCACATCTACGTGGCTCCGCATCTATTGCACACTTATCTGACGCAGTCATTGGACTAGAACGCAACCAACAAGCAGAGGATGACGTTGAAGCTAACACCACTACGGTGCGTATACTCAAGAACAGATACACTGGTGAGACAGGTGTGTCCTGCTACCTCCACTATGATCGTGACACTGGCCGCATGACTCAGGTGGACAATCCATTTATGGAAGGGGAAGAGTAATGCAAACAGTTAAAAAGAGATTCGACAAAGCACTCTATGATGTTGCAGATAAGACAGCCAAGGATGTTATGATAGGTTGGTTGGAAAAAAATACAAACTCAACAGACATTACAATGAAAGAGAATACTTACTTTGATATCACATGTAGTATATCACCTGATCTTCCTCAACATTTCTATGAGGTAGAGATAAAGTATTCTTGGAAGGGTGACTGGCCTACTGAATGGAAAGATATACGTATACCATACAGAAAGAAAAGACTTCTTGACAAGTGGAAGAAAGATCACTATAATGATCTACTAACATTCGTTGTCTTTAGAGATGACTGCAAGCAAGCATGGTTCTTTGATGGTGACACCGTTCTTAATTCAGAAGTTAAAGAAGTTTCTAATCGCAACATCCGTAAAGGTGAAATGTTCTTTCACCTCCAAACCAAAGATGGATATATAGTGGACATAGAGATATGATATATGAATATACATTAACTGATCTAGAACAAAAACTTTGCACAGAAGGTTCAGAGATGCGCTACAATGTAGCACGTACATCAGGAGTTAGTAATGGAAAGATTGGACCACAAAGTAATAAAGAAACTGATCTTCTAGGATTAGGAGGTGAGCTTGCTACAGCTAAGTGGTTAAATGTTTATCCAGATTTAACTATATATGCTAGGCAGGGTGGAGTTGATTTATTAAGTCACTCAGGTATTAAGATAGATGTTAAAACTACAAAATATAAAACAGGTATGTTACTTGCAAAAATAAATACATCTTATAAAGATATAAACGCTTTTGTTTTAGTAACTACAGACTATCCTAAGTTTATAATTAGAGGGTGGGCAACTAAAGATGAGCTTATAAACTCTAAAAATATAATAAACTTAGGACATGGCGATGGCTATGGATTAAAACAAGATCAATTAAGAAAAGAAAATATTTGAAAGAAAAATTATGGAAGCAATCGTAGACATTGAGACTGATGCTATTGATGCAAGCACAATACACTGCATCGTAGCTAAACACTATCAAACAGGAGAGATGCGAGAGTGGGTCGGTGATCAGTGTCAAGAGTTTGGTGAGTGGTCAAAGCGTATATCAAAGTTTATAATGCATAACGGTATTAGCTTTGATGCTCCCATTCTTAACAAGCTAACAGGCTCTGCTATTGCACCTGCACAGGTACGTGATACTCTTATTGAGTCACAACTATATAATCCTGTACGTGATGGAGGTCACTCACTACAGTCATGGGGTGAAAGATTTGGATTTCCTAAGATAGACTACCATGACTTTAAATATTACACACCTGAGATGTTAGAGTACTGTAAACGAGACGTTGATCTTACTCACAAAGTAGCACAAAAACTAGAAGAAGACAGCAAAGGTTTCTCTGATAGTTGTTATAATCTTGAACGTAATATTAGAATTATTTTAGACAAGCAGCAACGTAATGGTTTTGCGTTTAATCTTAGAGAAGCACAGATACTTCTAGCACAATTAGAAGACGAGCAACACCAGCTACAGAGTGATGCTGAAAAAGAATTTGAACCTACAATAAAAGAACTTAAAACTAAAACAAACATCATACCATTTAACATTGCAAGTCGTAAACAAATAGCAGACAGGTTAATGGATCGTGGATGGAAGCCAGACAAACTAACAGACAAAGGTAATGTGATTGTTAATGAAGAGGTTCTATCTAAGATCAAGATGCCAGAGGCCGAGATGTTTAGTCGCTACTTTCTTCTTCAAAAAAGAACTGGCCTTCTCAAGTCATGGATAAAAGAGTGCGATGAAGACATGCGTGTGCGTGGTAGGGTTCTTACTCTACGTACAATCACTGGCCGTATGGCACACAACAAACCTAACATGGCACAAGTACCAGCAGTCTACAGTCCCTATGGTAAGGAGTGTCGTAGCCTATGGACAGTATCCAATACAGAAACACATAAGCTAGTAGGTACTGATGCTTCTGGTCTTGAGCTTAGATGCCTAGCACACTATATGAATGACGCCACCTTTACACAAGAGGTTCTTACTGGTGACGTACACACTGCTAACCAGCAAGCAGCAGGGCTAAGGACTAGAGATCAGGCAAAGACTTTTATCTATGCCTTTCTATATGGTGCAGGTCCAGCTAAGATTGGTAAGGTAGTAGGAGGCTCTGCATCTGATGGTCAGAAACTAATACAAAAGTTTCTACGTAACATGCCAGCCCTCAAGAAGCTACGTGCTAATGTACAAGAGGCTGCACAGTCTGGTAGTATCCCTGGTCTTGATGGTAGAAGATTACATATCAGATCAGAACATGCTGCACTAAATACTTTATTACAGGGTGCAGGTGCTATAGTATGTAAGCAGTGGCTTCTAGAGATGGATAATAGAATACGAAAGACAGGCCTTGATGCTAGGCTTGTAGCCTCAGTACACGATGAGTATCAGTTTGAAGTTGCCAAACCTGACGTTAAACGCTTCACACAGATTACTAAAGATGCTATGTACCGAACACAAAAAGCATTTAACTTTAAGTGTGACCTTGATTCCGATTATAAAGTTGGAAATAATTGGGCAGAAACACATTAAAGTTATTGACAATACCATACCGCTATGGTATAATACGTTTGTTGTTTATTAGTAGTAGACATCAAACATTAACACGAACCCTAAAACGAACCCTAAAGGAGAATATAAATGGAATGGTTAGACCCTGTTGTTTTTTCTGGTAAATGTCATTACGCTTGCATCACTGAGCCTAACACAAAGTTTGAACCAGTGTGGTCAATTCTTGTTGAGGTAGATGACGACAATCGTAAGACTATTGAAGGTGCTAATCTTACTATCTCTAATAAAGATGACATTGGAGATTTTGTTAGGTTGAAACGTAAGGTCTTTAAACAAGACGGTACTAAGAAAGCTCCTCCCAAGGTTGTAGATTCTCAGAACAATCCTTGGAACTCTGATAAGAAAATTGCTAACGGTAGTACCGTAACAGTAAAAGTTACTCCTTTTAAATATGATGGTAACTCTTCTCGACCTGCTGGCATATCCGCTAATCTTGATGCTGTACAGATTGTTAATTTTATTGAGTATCAGTCTCAAGACTTCGCCCCCGTAGACGGTGGGTATGTTCAAGAAACAGAAGAAGTACCCTTTTAATATAAGGAGCAATGAAGGGGGTGGGAGTTACCCTGCCCCCTTCTTTTTATTGATATGAAAACAATTAAAACTTTAGTAGAAGATATTTATAATCTGTTCTCTCTTAATCCTGTTGATATGTCAGAAGAAGAAGTTGATAAATACATTGATAACTTTGGAGAGATGGTTAAGCTGCATACTAAAAAATTCTTATACGATGAAGAGTCTGTAGATAAAAAACTTAGACTATCTCAGATAGGTAAACCAGACAGACAGTTATGGTTTAATATTAATTTAAACAAAGAACGTGAGGAGCTTGCACCAAGCACACGAATTAAATTTTTATATGGTTATATTCTCGAAGAGTTTCTTCTGATGTGTGCATCAATTGCTGGGCATGATGTTAAAGATCAGCAGAAAGAAGTTAGTGTTGGTGGTGTAGTAGGACATCAAGATTGTATTATTGATGGTGTTCTTGTTGATGTGAAGAGTGCTTCGAGTAGTTCTTTCCGAAAGTTTAAACAAAATAAACTTACTGAAGATGATCCATTTGGTTATATTGCACAGATATCTGCATATGCCCAAGCAAATAATTTAAAAGAAGCTGCTTTCCTAGCCATAGATAAATCAACTGGAGAACTTACACTAGCTCCGGTTCATTCGATGGAGTTCATAAATGCTGAAGCAAGGATTGATCACCTTAAAAGAATGGTTATTAGCGATACTGTCCCTGATCTCTGTTACGATCCTGTTCCTGATGGCAAGTCTGGTAATTCTAAGTTACCCGTTGGTTGTGTTTTTTGTTCTCATAAAAGAGAATGTTGGTCAAACGCTAACGGAGGAAGAGGGATACGTGTCTTTAAGTATGCACAAGGTAAGAGATACTTGGTTCAGGTTGGCAAAGAACCTGATGTCCCTGAAGTGATTGACTGGTAATGCACTGGAAGTATAAAAGAAAACCAGACCCTACCTCACACTTTGGTTTTGTATATACAATAACTAATATTAAAACATCTAAATCTTACATTGGATGTAAGCAATATTTTTATACACGTAAGAAAAAGAAAGTTGAATCTAATTGGAAAGTATATACTGGTTCAAGTAAACATCTAAACGAAGACATCAAAAAGCACGGCAAGAAAAACTTTAAGTTTGAAATTATAGGTGAGTACAAAAATAAACGTAGCTTAAAATATTATGAGTGTTACTATCAAATGATTAATCATGCACTAACAAAGAAACTAGAAGGCTCTGATGAGCAAGCCTACTACAATAACTATGTGGGTGGTAAGTTCTATAGGCCCGTACAAGAGCCGCCAGATGATTGAGGATATCTTAGAAGCACATTCTTTATATGATCTAACAAACAAAAATCCTGATAGGTCTTTGAACCTTGCTGTTATTCTGCAAGCACTGCTTGACTTATCTAAACCAGAGAAGTATAATGAGCCGCATGAAACATCCCTGTATAGAGATCAGGCGATGGCATGGGTCTTTGCGTCTGTGGGTACGACATGTGAAAACTTTACCATTACATGTGAGCTTGCTGGTGTAGAGCCAGACACAGTTAGAACCTTTGCTTTACGAGTAACCTTATCGGAGAACGTAGATGACATCAGACAAAAACTCCACTCCTTCCTGTGATACTATGGAGAGGCAGGTAGGTGGTGATCATTACAAAGACTGTGGCATACAGCCCGTTGAGTATATACATGCAAATGATTTAAATTATTTTGAGGGTAATGTTATTAAATATATTACTAGACACAGAACCAAAGGAGAAGGAAAGAAAGATATAGAGAAAGCTATACACTATGCAGAAATGATTTTGAAATTTTATTACAACTAAGGAGGGGGCGATGGCACAATTTAGATCAAACGAAAATCCTATGTTTCGTTCGAAGTTTAGTGAGGATATCTTCAAGCAGAAGTATGCTCACCATAACTGTGAGACATGGGATGCACTAGCATCTGTGTTGGTGGACGATGTATGTCAAACATATATGACCAAGGATGAGAAAGAAGAACTCAAAAGAATTATTACAGACCTCAAGTTTATTCCTGGTGGTAGGTATCTCTACTATGCTGGACGTGATAACAAGTTTTTTAACAACTGCTATTTGCTAAAAGCAGAAGAAGATACCAGAGAAGACTGGGCTAACATCTCATGGAAGTCTGAGTCTTGCCTGATGACAGGTGGTGGTATTGGTATAGACTATAGTGTATATCGTGAAGAAGGTAGGCTGCTAAATGGTACGGGTGGTCTTGCTTCTGGACCTATACCTAAGATGCAGATGATCAATGAGATAGGCAGACGAGTTATGCAGGGTGGTTCTAGAAGGTCTGCAATATATGCAAGTCTTAATTGGAAACATCCAGACGTAGATAAGTTTCTTATGTCAAAGAACTGGTATGACATGCCTATTGGTACAACAGAGCATACCGTTGGTCAGATTAAAGAACAAGACTTTAACTTTCCTGCACCACTTGATATGACTAACATCTCTGTAAATTATGATACAGAGTGGCTACTAAATTACTATGAGACAGGAGATGTAGGAGATGCCTTTAGGACTAATGTTAGTCAGAGTCTTAGAACTGGTGAACCAGGATTCTCGTTCAACTTCTTCGATAAAGAAAACGAAACACTACGTAACGCCTGTACAGAAGTCACGTCAGAAGATGATTCAGATGTTTGTAACCTTGGCTCTATTAATATGGGTCGTATCGACAATCTTTCGGAGTTTTCTAATGTAGTAGAACTAGCTACTAAGTTTCTTCTATGTGGTACGTTACGTGCCAAGCTACCATATCAGAAAGTCTATGAGGTTAGAGAGAAGAACCGTAGGCTTGGTCTAGGTCTGATGGGTATACATGAGTGGCTGATTAAGGCAGGACAGAAGTATGAGGTAAGCGAGGGACTACACAAGTGGCTATCTGTATACAAAGGTATCAGTGATAATACCAGTGCTAAGTTTGCTGATGAGCTTAACGTATCTCGTCCTCTTGCTAATCGTGCTATTGCACCTACAGGTTCTATTGGTATCCTTGCTGGTACATCTACAGGCATTGAGCCTATCTTTGCTGTGGCCTATAAACGTAGGTATCTCAAGAACGGTACACGTTGGCACTACCAGTATGTAGTAGACAGTGCAGCACAGGAGATCATTGATCTGTATGGTATCAACCCAGATAAGATTGAGTCTGCTCTTGACCTTGCATCTGACTATAAGAGACGCATTAAGTTCCAAGCAGATATACAGGACTATGTAGATAT